CATGAAGAACCTGCGCAAGCAGCTGGCCGATTACGAAACGCGTGAAGGTGCGCGTGTCGTGAAGAACAAGCTGTCCGACGGCACCAAGAAGAAGGCTGCCAACGGCCTGGTGTTCTAAACCAGCGTGACGCTCCAGGACTCCTTCGGGGGTTCTGGAGTAGTTACTTTTGCTATCAACTTTTTTATATTTGGATTCTAGCCGTTTTGAGGGCTTCAGAATGAAAAAGGTATATTCTTATATCCGACACTAATCAAATGCACTACGGGGTCATTCTGCAGCTTTTAGAGGCATTTTACAAAAAGGACGGAGTTTAGGTGAAAGAGCCCGAATTCACAAAAGCATCGGATAGTCAGTATTGGATGGATACGTCTGTGATTTCGGACATTCCGTTCAAGATCACCATCATCGATCCGAACGAGCACATCTGTGCGATCATGAATATCTTCCAGATGTTGCCGAGCATCCAGGAAGCCGATTTTACAAGACCGGCACTCACGCACCTCGTCCGAACGGTCGTCATCACGATTATGGAAGGCATCGTGAATCGAAGGCGCGCTTGGGTCTATGGTGAAGATGCTGACGTTGGCATCCACTTGATGAACATTCGCGAGTTGATTGGTTTTGATATCGAAGCTCAACTGCGAGAAGATTTGCGCTGGGACCTGAACGAGCCGGTCAATAAGAAAGCAGCGGACATGCTGGATGATGTCCTTAAGAAGCTGATTGCTTTGACAACCGAGCACATGAATCCGAACCGATTCGTCCTGCACCGTCTGACGCAAGGCCGCGATCTTCGTACTCTGATGATCGAGGAATATGCGGACTGGCGCGTCATCCAGTGGACGTTGTCGGAACAGAAGAAGATCGACAACCGGCATGAGAACATTTGATGATGATCCGGCTTACCCAAAACCACCTTACCAAGGTGGACAATACATTCTCGGCCTCCATCGTCCAATAAACTGGTACGTAAGACGAGCGCAAGAAAAAGGTAAGACCTATAGTTCCTGCCATGTGAAATCGATCATTCCACTGATCGTCGAAAAGGTCTTCGATCCTGAAATGGATCAGAGCCAGTTGCATGAAGAACTCGATCTGTCCCTCAACCTGGATTGCATGATCAATGGTGAGGCTGACTTTGTAAAACAGGAACTAGAGCATCAGGTACTTGCTGAAATCCTGGCACACTTTCCGAATGTCGCTGCGGAATTGCCAGAGAGCATGTATTGGGTGACCGAGAGATTGGAGCTCGTAATAAATGTTCCACACCGATACGAAGAACAGCGCGGATACTTCTTCTAGGATGATTCAGGTCGAAACACGACCCGGTCTCCTGCTTCGAGATTTCGAAGTCGAAAGAGGACCGCGTCTGTGGCGGAATGCGACCCGCGATGTTTGGCAGGTCATCAAAGAGGATCGATATATGGGCGAAAGAACGTATATCGTCGATTTCAGAAACGTATTTGAACTCGTTGGCGCAGCTGCCGACAAGCTCTATTTCTATCCACATGAACTTGAGGGCTTCATTGAGTCGTGCGTTATGGCGACCCAACGAGAAGTAGATATAACCTCACGTGACATTCAGATCTTTAGGGAACTGAATTGTGCGATGGCGGACTGGATTCGAAAAGAAGAAGAAGCGTCGTATTACAGCAGCGGTAGTCTCGATCGGAATTATTCGGTAGAGGAAGCTGAGATAAACGACGCGATGAAGATCGCCGCTCACATCGACGATCTCGTTCATGCCACCATGTCGTTGATTCGAGATGTACATGGGGATTATGCGATCGACGAACGCAGCTTGAAATGGACTAAGCTGCACGCTTTGAAAATGCGATTGAGGTTCTGATGAAACTGGTCCTGATCGATAAGATCCAAATTCTGAAAATGTTTCGGGAATTCTTCACACTGGAGTTTGGGATCATCGATTATTCGGAGACCTTAGATAACCTGTGCGAAGGTATCAATGGAGATAGCGAAGACCGCGCATACATCAAGCGAATGGTTTACGGTGACTACTGGTTCCAGGGTCATCAGGAAGTTAAGCCATTCACGGATGGGCAGCAGATGCGAATCATGGACTTCTTTATGAGGGTCCGTGCTCACATCCTTCGTGAAATCCAGCGAGCCGGACCAGTTCATCAGCACGTCAGCTTCATACCCAGCGATAGTTTCATGTCGCTGAAGTTTGAGGTAATTGAATAAAAATCAATCGTTCGTTCGGCAATGGTTATGAGACACCTTTCGGCGAAACGTTAACATGCATAAATACATTGTTCCGGCTAAAGACCGGATTCAGAAATGGAAAAGTTTCTTCGATGAGGCCTTCCAGACTGAAGAGCATCAAAAAGACCTGATGAAAATGCTGGTCATGCTGTCCATGGTTTTGGCGTATGACGGCAATAAAAAACAGAACGAGTTCTTTGAACTCATCGAGTCCACGCTTGACATGGCAATGGACTTGGCAAATACGGGGCTGATTAGCGAAGACGATATGACAGACGTGGGCCAGATGGGCTACGACTTCTGCGTCTCACTGGTTAGCTATTTGAAGGAGTTAGGGATCCTTACCAAGATCCCCACTGTCATGACCTTTGAGGGATTTGTGGGTATGGATATCGTTATTAAAGTACACGGCGCGGGAGAACCCTTCGTCGACGAAACGGAAGAAAGGGCATGTCTGAGCGGATAATTGTCGATCTCCGGCACGCTCTTCGTGACTTCGTTCACGACGTTGGGCCGGATGTCAAGTTACCTGAGTACGTCTTGACCGAGGTGGTTAACTTGGTTTTTGACATCATCATTTTCGAGCTCGAAGATCTTCACGAGGAGCCCCAGTTGCATAAACTGGGTAACTTCTATCGTGATCATCTTGAGCCCGACCCGAGATTCCTCCAGCGGTTCCTGGAATCTTTTTTTCTTCTCGTAAAAAGCATTGCTAGCCAATTGCGCGCTCATGGGCTATATGCGGGTGATGGTTTTGAGTTTGCGCCTGAATCGAATCGTAATAACCGCTCTATTGTGGTGAAAAGATTCGAAAACCCGATTGAATAAGGTGAACTCCCATGCCGCAAGCAATGGACAATAAGAAGATCTATGACTTCGAGACGTATGCTCCGAATATCCTGGGTACTTCTTTCAAGCGCATCGAAATTCTCGGCTACTTTCCGTACGAAACCGCAGTCGTGCTTCAGGGCGATCTCGCTCCGATTCATGCGGCTGTTGTCTCGTCCGGGAATCTGCCGGTAGGATTTCCCAATGACCCACGTCAGTATAACTACTACCGGGTCAAAAAGCCGGACGGTTCGATTACCTGTATCGGCGAACCCTGGATCGATCAGAGCTCCATCCAGGAAGTGCAAGTCAGCACCGCAGTCATCACCCTTCCGACGGTGTCGACGTCTGACCTGGCACGCCTCACGACCATGTTCAAGCAGGCTGGATTCGTGAACTTCCAAATCGCTTTCGGTGGTACGACCACCACGGTCTGATATTTTTTTGTTGGGCCAACGCATAGTTTGAATCCGTCCCGTAAAGTGATCTTCGGATGCTTTACGGGATTCCATCTTTTTTTGCCCTCAACCTAAGGAACGGAGATACATGCAGACTGTCATAGATCGGACTGTCAGATTCCGTAAAGAACGAGAGGCCTATTACCGTGACACGAAAGTGCTCAACGGGTATGTGGACCAAGCATCGCTGTACCTGTCCAAAACGAAAAACATCAGCCTGGAAGCTGCACGTGAATTCGTGATCACCAACATGAAGCCTGGTGGTCTGTTCGAGTTCAAGGATCCGGTCGTCAAGTATCTCCATCGTGAGAATTTCGAAGATCGCGAACTGAAAGAAACCACGATGTCGCGTTATCTGGCAGATGTTTCTTCCAATAACGAATCGATGTCGCCCACGTTCACGACGTATTGTTCGCCGGACGTGAAGCAATCCCTTCTCGCACTTTACACGATGGATAACATCGAGAAGCGTGCGATTCTCAAAGACCAAATGTTCGATGCCAAGAATGCAGGAGATACGGTTCTCTATGTGTTTAAGGATCTCGGACAGAACAATGCCAAGACCACAAACAACTCGCTCTCCGGGGCTTCGCTCACTCCGTCTACGGCTCTATTTAATCCGACTTCGCATTCGTCGCTCACGACCAACTGCCGGAATACGACCGCTTACGGTAATGCAAATAACGAAAAGTTCATAGAGGGCAACCGCCACTACATGGACGTCGACACGATCCTGAACAATCTGGTTTCGATTTGCCAGATCACGGACATGGAGAAGGTCGAAAAGGCAATGCGCGAGTTCCAATTGCATTGGCCGACTGAGGAAGATGTGATTGAGTGTATCGATCGTAGCCGTCTGCTGTACTTCCAGTCGAACAAGCACATGCAAGTTGTATGGGATTTCGTTTCTTGCATGAAACCGATCGAGCGTGCTGCGTTCGTATATGTTGGTGACTTCTACCATCTGTACAAGCACAACAAGAATCTCGTTACGAGCCTGTTGAACAAGATATCGAATTTCATCGATGAAACAATGCCGCTTGAAGAAGCGCAATTCATCATGAAGAACGTGTCGGAAGATACCGTCAACCTGGCACGTCAGATTTGCCGTTCCTTCTCCGTAGGCAAGAAACCCAAGGAAATTCTGAAGGAATCGCCGCACAACTATGGCGTTCTCGCTACCAATGCCAAGAACATCAATAACTCGCTGGTTGATTTCCAGCCGGTAATCGATGCGTTCTGGCTGTCGGGCAACATGCCTGCTTCCACGGGTAACTTCCCGTATTCCCTGCGTCGCTCGGTTCTGGGTGGCGACACGGATTCGACTCTGTTCACGGTTCAAGAATGGGTCGGTCGCGTCTATGGCGAAATCGGATTTACCGACGACATGGAATCGACGTCTGACGTCGTGGTGTATCTTGCCGCACAAACGTCTTCCCATTTGCATGCGATGATGTCTGCCAACTATGGCGTCCATCCATCGCGCATCTTTGACGTGCAGATGAAGAACGAGTACAAGTTCAAGATCTTCTGCCCGACCTCAATGGCCAAGCATTACTACGCCATGAAGACGGCTCAGGAAGGGAACGTGTTTCGCGAACCTGACCTTGAACTGAAGGGAGCAAACATGATCTCCTCGGCTACACCGGGTTCGATCGTGAAGGAAGTCAAAGAGTTCCTGCTGGATTCCATGCAAGCCGTGGTGGATGGCAAGGGACTGAACATGAATGATATCATCGATATGGTTGCCGAGAAGGAATGGTCAATCTACGATGACGTCAAGTCGGGTAATACCGAATACTTCCGTGCTGCTCACCTGAAGAAGGCAGACGCGTACAAAATCAAAGATCCGAATCGGACGCCTTACTGGAACCACATGTTCTGGAATGCAACGTTCGGCAAGATCTATGGCATGGTCGATGAACCGCCCTATACGTCGCTGAAGGTTTCTCTCGAAATCGGCAACGTGTCGGAATGGCAAGCATATCTCGATCAGATCTCCAACAAGGATCTCGTGAAAGACATCGAAGCCGAATGTGCCAAGATTGGTCGTAAGTACATGACGACGATTTACGTTCCTGTCAGTATCATCCAGTTGTCTGGCATTCCGGATGAGATCCTGGTTGGTTCGAACGCACGGAAGATTGTGCGTGATTGCTTCGGTGCTTATTACCACGCTTTGGAAACGTTTGGCATCTTCATGTCGAACAAGAAAAACACGCGAATGATCTACGATACGTATTGATCGAATCCATCCTACCTGGGCGAAAGCCCAGGTAGGTGGTCGATACTGTGACTGTTATATAACTTTTTACACAAAAGGAATAACGATGCAAGAAGCTATTCTTCTCCCGAAGAAGAGTTCAGGGAAACAAGCTTCGAGTCTTATCCTGAACCCTAGCGACAAGTACACCAGCGGTGTAACTTTGTCGACCGACAACAAAACAGCCACCTTCGATTCCAATATTGGTGGCGCTGTCCGTGGAACGATTGGTCGTTCATCGGGTAAATGGTATTTCGAAGTCAAAGTCCTGACTGCCGAAAGTGGGACCGGCGGTTATACGCCAGGTATTGGAATTGCTCCTTCGACAACCAATCTGTATCGTCCATGGCAGAGTGCAGATGAGCTTCTTTGGTATTCGTATCAGTCAAACAACTCAGCACTGCTTTATGGAAATGCCCAGAGATTCACTTACGGAACCGTGTACTGGGTAGGTGACGTAATTGGTATTGCTTTGGATGCGACGGCTAAGACGATTCGGTTTTATCGCAATGGTGTTGCTCAAGCGGCATTCCAGACCACGACCTACAGTAATGGATCTACATTCTATCCGATGCTCTCTGGAGCAGCAGCTGGAGGAACAAATAGTTCTGCTCAATTGCTGGCTGGACTGGATATGATCTACAACCTGCCTTCGGACTACAGTGCGTGGTGATTTATGCTCGATTCAGCAATGTTGTTAAAAAAGAAGATAGCTGCTGGAACGGTTGCCGACCTCTCGCTCAAATTCACCAATGCGACCGTTGGCGATAAAAAAATCATTGACTCCTCTGTAAATGCGCGTACATTTACACGCAATTTGCTGGCAGGGAGTCCAAATACCGATGGCGTGGTGAACGACCCCACATTCGGTATGTGCTATAACTTCGACGGATATGTGTGGTTCGACTGCTCGAATCTCTTGCAATTTAGTAAAGGTAACTATCGTCTCGAAATGGACTTCGTTCCCAAGGTTTCGAGATATGCAGTGCCTTTCCGTTCCGGTGACTATTCGGCTCATGGCATTCAGCCCGGACTGTGTATCATCTTGAACCAGACGGCTGGCGATTATTTCCAGTGTTTCCAGACAAGCGTCAGTGGTTTCCAGCGCATGTACTTGACGCCCGAAACGAACCCCGGTGGCACTGTTCTCGAACAGATGGTTCTGACGAAGTCTGGAAATAACTTCTCCATCTATAACAAGCGACTTGGTATTACGTCGAATTTCGCATACACAGTTTCAATGACTGCGGATTCGTATTTGTCTCTTGGCGTGAGTGACGCGCTGACGACGAGCTATTCGTATATCGGGTTACTCAAACGTCTTGAGATTTTCTTGCTGCCATAACGAAAGAGCATATACCACCTGGCCGTTTGGCCAGGTGGTATATGTTTACATTTTGGCGACGAGTCGTTCGATGACCGCCTTTTGCTTGATGTACAAGTCGTGCGGAACAGCAGACTGAATTGTACCATCTTTAAGGTACAACTTCAGATCATACTTGATCTTGCTCAACTCGCTTTGGTTCATCATCTTCATGTTCTCTTCGAAACTCATCAAGAACAGAAGCATATCGATCCGAGCCAGATAAATGGCCCAGTTGATTTGCCGCGACTCGTAGAGGTCCGGAAGTTTCATCAGATCCATCGCACTACCCTGATTCACGAGAGGAATCTGAGCCATGGATGTGTAGAGATCCAGCGGATTGTTATCCAGGATATCCAGAACCTTCAGAAGCAGACGATCGCAACGATCAGTGAAGTTCGTCACATGGAACGGATGACGATACTGGTTGTCACTGGTCGGCAGATTCTGACTCAGACGAACCAGACGGTTAAATACCGCATGATCCATCGCATCGTACAGCATGTTGTTCAGCGGGAACGAATAGATGAAGTGATAGATCGAACTACGACCCGTCTCTTCAGTCACAAACGTTTTCTGCCACTGACGGAATGCGCGGTATTGAACGCCGAGCATCGGAAGGTTGATCGCAAAGACACTTACGCCATTACTGTCGATCTGTCCTTGCAGCGGGAAGCAATCGATGTGATCGAACCCATGACGTAGAATTCGAATCGGTCGAACATCCCGCCAGTTTTCGGTAACATCATCCGCATCGAAATCTTCGTTGTGGACGATAATGACTTCACGACTCTTTCCACCGAAGAACACATTGTTGAACATGTGCCCTTTGCTAATGGAAGTTGTGAAGCCCAGTTGTTGAGCAACAGTCAATGCCTTGGCATCAACTCGTTTGTAATAGGTTTCCAGTTCGGTGTCGGTACTCGTAGTCAAACCGAACAACAGCTTGACGAGTTCGTGATCCGACCCAACCGCATAAGCACCACTTCTGTAGTACTTGTTCGTGTGATCCAGGTTCATCATCAGACCATCCCGAACGTACGTCCATTCAGGGAAGCTGATGATTCCTTTCATCCGCGAAGGAAGGTCATTGAAGATGCTGAGCATTCGAGCACACCCATGAAGATAATTTTCTAGCAATCGTAGTCATAGCATGAACGTGCGACGAGGCGAAAGTGTAGGTATGTAAAACTTTATTGTTTTCCCCCTATACTGTGCAGAT